GACGACGAATGACTCAGAAGAGATGGACGTTGATCGCGACGAGTTTGTTGCAGAACTGTCGAAGATTTGTCGAGTCCGGACAGAGAATCCGTTTCGTTTGATGTTGCAGTGGTTTGGTGGAGGACAAGGACGCGCTTATATCTGTCCGATTTCGGTCGTTGAAGAAGAGCATACGAAGATAGTGATATTGGCAGATAGGTGTGAGACGTATCATAGTTTGCCGTCGGAAGGGGCATTGAGTGATCAGGACAATGTTTTGATGCAGGCGTTTGACGTTTTCAGAAAGACTCGAGCGGAGTACGAAGCTGAGAGGCTGGACGAGATGAGGAGAGGCAATGGCTCTTAATGCGGTTGAGCGGCGGGTTGCGTTGGTTTTAGGGGTCGACGCAAAGGAGTTTGAGAAGGGGATTCAGCAGGCATCGAAAGAGATTACGAAGATGTCGGAGACAGCGTATGCGGCGACGAAGAAAGCTACGTTAGCATTGTTTGGTACGGGGGGATTGTTTGCGATGGTCGGGAAGTCAGCCGTTCAGGCGAATATGGAGATTGCCGGATTGCAAAGAAGTCTGCAGATGCTGTATGGTTCGACGGAGAAAGCAGCGTCGAGAATGAAGGTATTTCATGAGATGGCGTTGACAACGCCGTTTTCGATGCAAGAGTTAGTGCAGGCTCAGGTGGCCATGGATCATTTTGGACTATCGTTTGAGAAGTGGTTTCCGTTGTTGGGTGATTGGGCGACAGGGACGAAGATACTCGGTACGGATATGTTGAGTTTGATCGAAGCGATGGCTCGATTAGAGCAGGGTGGGGCAGGCGCAAACAGAGCGTTTATGACGTTTATGCGATCGGGTTTGTCGAAGAAGGTATTAGCCGAATATGGCGTGGCTTTTGATGAAGTGAATATGAAGTTGATGTCAAGTGCAGAGACGGCGATGGAAGGGATTGTGCGTGCGGTGAAGGACAAGTTTGGTGGATCGATGGCGATTGCTGAGGACAGCTTTGGAGATACGATACACGATATCCGTGAGCTTTGGCGTCAGACAGAAGCTGAATTTGCAAAGCCTCTGATGGTAGTATTGCGCCGAGATATAGAGTCGTTATATACATGGCTGAAAGATGCAAAGATGTCAGGCGAGTTTGATAAGATTGGGGAGGCGTTGGTTCGTCTGTACGAGAACGCAAAGAAGTTTGGGGAGGTGTTGGTTAAGCTTGGCGAAAAGCTTTTGGCTTTGATGGACTGGTTTGACCGGACGGTGGGTGTCGAGAATGTCTTTCTTGTTATGATATTTGCAACGGCCGCATTGAAGGTAGCTGAGCTGATTGTTCAGCTGAACAGTTTGGTAACGATGATTGAAGGCAGCGTCATTTTGAAGTCGCTGTTTACGAAGATGGGAGGGGCGTATGGAGTAGGATTTGCGTTAGGTACTGCTGGAGGTGCAGCGGCGGCGGCATACGTCGCGGTTAAGATGCAGAAAGATTTGTCCGAGCACGGGTATGCTGTGGGTTCACCACGTGGGGCGATAAAGGCTCCAGATGTTAGTGGAATGGATCTGTACGCAGGAATGAGTAAAGAATATGAGAAGTTGTACTCGGCGCAAGAGATATTAGAAGGGCTGTACGGAAAGCAAGAAGAGGGCAGGACTGGGAAGGGGGATAAAGCCGAAAAGTATACGGCCGATGCAATGAAAGCCATTGAGACGATGAAGTGGGAGTGGGACGGGTATAATCAGTATAGGCAGGAACAGATTCAGAAAGAAGTTGGGATGTTGGAGGGATCGAATGAAGTCAAGCTCGCGTATGAAAGATATTTGCAAGAGCAGCTGTGGGCTGAGAGAGAAGAGTGGTTAGCGAAAGGGCAGACGGCACAGCAGTATTGGGAACAGTTGGGTGTGGATGATTATACGAGGACAGCAGCCGTACGCGTGGACGTAACGAGAAATATGTACGCTGAGATGCAGGATGCAGCAGAAGCTGGGTATATGGGGATGTCGAATAGATCGGCCGATTGGTATCACAGATCAGAGAAGAACGCGAAGCTGGTGGCACGGGTTGTGGCGTCAGCGTACGGGATTATGAAGACTGAGTCACAGAAGTGGGCGCAGGGTGAGATTAGTCTTCGCCAGCTTGTTAGCAATTCGATTATTAAGCTGGTGATGGATGAGATAGCTGCTGAGATGGAAGCAAAGGGACTGAAAGCTGTCGCTGACGCAGTCGCGGCAGCTGCTGCAGGACGTTGGTCAGCTGCTGCAGGATTTGCAAAAGCTGCCGCGCTGTATGGCGCAGGCGTCGGAATTGTTACTGGATTGGGAGAGAAGTGGACGGCCTCGAATAATGAGGTGTCGTCTGTTGGGATGTCAGACGGTGGGGCGTCTGTTGGTTCGACTTCGAAGGCGATAGAGAACCAAGGTACGACGATATCTGGACAGAAGCTGTACGTGACGATAGCACCGGCGATTTCGATTACGGGAGAGACGATATTGATTGGAACGTCAAGTGTTGCAGAGCTACGAGAAACGATAGGTCGGGTGGCCGTCGAAGCCGTAAAGGATTCTCTCTCGACAGGAGAGCTGCAGATAGCATGACGCAACTATACTCGGACAGCAGAAGATCATTCGACTACGACGGTGCCAGAGGCCGAATTTTGCGAATTACAAGGGGTACCTCGTGGGAATAACGTTGTTGTCAGACGCGTTCTTGAGACTATCTGTGTGGCATCCCGTATTTAACGGTGGGTTTGGAAAGCCCGTTTTTGGCATTCGGCTTCCGATAACGTCGACGAGTTATGAGGGCGGAACTGGAACGACAGTTGTGAATATATCTGGAACTGTTGATATGCGGTCGTTGATGCCTCGAATGGTTCCGACCGACATGACGATTCGAAAGTTAGCTGTGTTTGAAAATGCGGCAGGACAGAAAGAGGAGCATGAGATTGTAGGTTGCTATGGGGGAACGGTGTGGGCGTTGAAAGTTGTAGGGCAGTTGGCATATACCAGCCCAACGTATATGACTGTTTTGTCAACGACTTGGCCAGAAGGATGGGCGTGCAGTTCGTCGACGGGATATGGATTGTTTTTTGATCGGTTACTTGGATCGGGTTATAGACGAGATGGACTGAAGATTGCGTCGACGAATGCAACGTTGGTCACGCTGTCGCAGACTTTGAGTGAGTTTATTCGAAACATAACGTACAGAGCGTCGTTCTTTTATCGAGTTGCATCGACGCTATCGACGCCAGTTGTCGTGACGTTTAAGACAGGATCGTTAGCGTTGAGAACGCTGAGTTTGAGTGAGACGACAGGGAATGCGTGGTTGCAGGTTGATACAGAGTTTACGCCGTTGACATCGTCGATGACTTCGTCGATAGTGATATCGAAAGAAGGCTCGATACCGATTACGACGCCGCTGTGCATTTCGGATTTGGTGATACGACATGCATTTGGAACTTCGACAGAATTGACGTATATGGAAGTAGATGCGCATCCGTCAAGAATAAGCATGTCGTACAGTAATCAGGAAAAGCCGATTGAGCGATCGACCGGATTGGTGTCGATCAGAAAAGAGTTTAGGGGGCACGATAGAAAGCGTGCAGTAAACGTCTCGTATGATTCTTTGTCAGAAACGACGGTGAATAATCTGCTGATATTGCTGGACTGGCAGGACAGAGGAAATATGCTTGTGTTCGAAGCGCCGTATTATGAGTTGTTGCCATGGATGGTTGGGTACTTGTCTGTTTCGTTTCGTAGAAGCAGCAAGAACTTGTCGTTGTTTGATGTCGATATGACGTTTGTGGAGGTGTGATGTCGTTAGGTGATTCGTGGAAGTTAGGAGTGTGGCATCCGTTCCCGAATCCGCATTTTGAGCAGCGGGATCGAATTGCGTCGTCGTTAGGCGCGTTGTTTTCGTCAGGTAATATCGTTCAGCTGAAGTCGACAGAAGCGAACTTTCAGTATCATGTACGAGTAGGAGATTATGTCCGAATCGGAGCGTCGACAGGTTCGACGTGTGAGGGATCGGTGCAGTACTTCAAAGTGATTGGGATAGACGCAGGGAATAGAAGGCTGACGTTGGATCAGAATATAGCCAGCGGGACGTTTTTTAATTTGGGCGACCCGATTATGGCTTGGGCGTCGGCTGTGCCTGCTGGATGGCTGAAGACGAGTACGTCGTATTGGGAGACGTTGGGGATACAGAATGTTGGATTGTTGTCGCCGTATCCGTTTGGTACGAATGCGTGGAGATTGTCTGCTCCGTCGGCGACGCAGAATGTTGGATCGATAGCCGCATCGACGATTGAGTATCTGTTGTCGGGGGTTGTGTATTATGGAGCAGCAATATATAAGGCGTCGTCGATTGTGTCAGTTGAGTTTGCGTGGTATGACAATGCTGGGTATAAGATGTTGTCGCTGTATCCAACGACACAAAGCGTTTGGACGGAGGTTGCAGGAGTGTCGGCAGCAGCGACGATTGATTATTGGTATTCGTATCCGCAGGTGAAGATACTCAGAGTGGCGGGTGACACGTCGTCGAATTTATATGTGAAGACGATGATTTTGATGCATGCGACAGGCACGTCGCAGCAAGCGTTTGGGGTGTATATTTTGTCGTCGAAGCCAGACAGTATTGATCAGTATAAGATTGGGATGGACGTTAAGGATACGAAGACGATAGAGGGATCGAAGATTGTTGTTCGACGACGAGTAACGAATAGCTTGAAGACGTCAATTTCGGCGGCGTTCTCGAAGATTTTGCCAGCCGAGTTTGATGACTTGACTGCGTTGTTGGAGTGGCAGAGTAAAGGGGCGATGATTTGTTTGAATCCGTATTTGACGTCGGTGCCGAGATGGATGATTGGGGTGGCTGAGATTCGGAATGTGTCAAGAGATACAGAAACTGGAAGGATGAGCTTTACGTTCATGTTTGAGGAGAAAGTGTGACGTACCTTGAAGAGCTACTGGTTCGACATTTGAACTGTGGAGCGGTAACGTATTCAGTTGTGCTGTCTGTTCGGGACGATAATGGCAATTGGGTGAACTTTGCCGAGATGACGAGACACAGTTCGGTGTCAGGGATTGACAGGTTGGTGGATGTGGGGTCGATTACGATTACAGTAGAGAAGTCGATGGACGTGCTTAGTGGCAGTGTTCAGTCGGTGCGTCTGGATAATTCAGACGGGTTGTTTGATAGACCGTTGCCAGCGATGAGATCGTTTGTTGTTGGAAGTACGGCAGCTTCGTTTAGCAAGTCGAAGTCGTCGAGTGAGTCTGTGTTGATTGGGAAGTGGTGTCAGATATCAGTAGTGTTTTCGATAGAGGGTGTGAATTATACGACTGACTCGGGATTTGATTCGAACATAGAGTATGTCGTTGGAACGTTTGTGATTCAAGACGTTGAGACTGATGAGACGTCGAACGTAGCAACGTGGAAACTGGCTGGATTGCAGACGGAGCTAATTGACGCGGACGCAGAGAAGATTCGATGTGGTAATAGTTGGTACTTGAATCGTTCAGCTGCGTTTTTGATATCAGAGTTAGTGAAGGAGAAGTTTAGCCGAACGTCGTCGAACTCGTTGGTGGTGGGTTCACAAGTACAGAACAGACCGATTGTTTCGACGATTGATGGGAGTATGGTCAGTGCAGTATTAGGTCGGCCGCCAGACTATGATTCAGGAAGTAAGTCGTGGCGGGATGATGGCTTTGTAACGCGCGCGTTATGCTATCGAGCAGGATATGTATATGCCGGATGCGATGGGGAGATATGGAAGTACTATCCGTTGACAGATTCGTGGTCAGCCGTGGATCGAACGACGATAACGAATGTACTGGCGGGAGCGAAAGTTCGATTTATGGCGTTGTCAGAGACAGGTAACGACGCGATATACGGAGTGGCGATTCCAGATACGACGACTGCGTCGTCGAAGATGAATAAGCATTCAGCAGTGTTTTTTAAGATAACCAGTGGGGACAGTGTTCAGATGGTCGGGGCAGTGCTTGAAGGAGCGTTTGTTGGAGCGCAGTCAGTTAGGATGGGCGTTCGAATGGCTCCGTTTGGGGCTCCGTATTATGCAGTTGTTATTGGGCAGTACGCGAATGCGTATAAGAGTGGTGAGAATTTGTCTGTTCCGTTTGTACAGTCGGTGATTATAGATCACAGTAATGAATTCGCAACGATGTCGGGGGTGTTTGAAGAGGTCGTTGATAAGGATACGACAGAGGGGGACGCAGAGATTTGGACGCAAGCTCCAGATGATCCGGTAATAGATTTATCGTCGACGTTGCCGTTTAGAAAGACGTTTGATAGAACGTTTTATGCATTGGATGTGACGGAACAGAGTGTTGCGTCAAGACGATTGCTGGGATGCTGGTTTAGTTGGGGGCAGTCGCCGATGTTTGTTCTGCAAGGAGTATACTTGCACGGAGTGTATGTTTCGCATGGGTCGTTGTCAGTTGGACTGTACTCGATGAGCATGGAAAGTGCGGCGTTGGTGACAGTGACGATGGCGACTGCTGCGTCGACGATACAGAAGATACCGGTGTGCGTTGGAAAGCAGGATACAGCGATTTCGTCGAGTTTCTATGTAGGCGTAATGGTTTGGCATGAGGCGTATGATTCGACGACGATTTCGGAGTCGTGGATTGAGAGATATCAGTCGGGCACGTTGGCCTTGTTTTCGACGTATAAGCCGATGACAGGTTCTGCAAATGATGATCAGTACTGGTCGTTTGTGGATATTTTGGTGACGTCTGGCACGACGTTTGCAATTTTGTATAATCGAAAGACACAGCTATATGCGCTGGTACGAAATGTATTGGTGAATACGTTTTCGAGCATGACGTTTATCATGAAGACAACGAAAGTGCTTAGGAATTTGACGTACGTCGGGGAGAGTGCAACGCCTGAGGATAATTGGATTATTTGGTTTGAGCAGGGTGGCCGGGTTTACAAGACGCAGAACATAAAGACAGGAACTGCATATAGCATTGTGTTGGGTGATCAAGACGTTGTGGTTACGAATGAAGCGGGCATGGTATCGAATTTTGTGTGGGTGCCACAGACTTCGGCGTCGAATCCGACTGGAGATATGATGTTGTTTGGGGTGTCTGCACCGCAGTTCGATCCGTATTTGTACGCGTCGTATCCTGACGGGAAGTATCAAATGTTCCGGATTTCGAACGCTTTTGCAAGTAGAGTAGAGTGTGCAGATTTTACGGACATGTCAGTTTGGGATGCAGTGAAGAAGATTGCACAGGCCTTGCGATATGTCGCAGGGGTGAATGAGTATGGCAGCTTTTTCTTTGTCCCGAGAGTGATTACGACATCTGGAACGGTCGATTTTGTGATTGGCGAGATGAGAGATTCAGTGACGTCGATTGTTCCGTTATCGATTAAGAAGACACGTGGACGCGATAGCGTATATAATGTAGTCAAGATTACGCCCGGAATGGTTGTGGTAAATGCAGCAGAGTCTGTTTTGACGTTAGTCCCGAGAGAAGAAGATCCGGCGACAGAGCTGGGCGCGACAGTTGATACGAAGGTGGATAAGACGTCGTTGGGGTTTGCACCGTTTACGATAGAGAAGAAAGATGGATTGGCTAAGACTGTTGTAGCTGTCTGTGTTCAGGATGCGCCTGTGCTGAAGAAGTATCAGGAAACTGCAAATGAGACAACGAAAGTAGTGCAGCGTCGAAGGTACGTGGAAAGAACGGGTGTGAATACGTTGCCGTTGTTTAGATATGCAGTCACGTATAAGGAGATTGAGGTCTATCTTGCACGGGAGTATTTGTCTGGAACGACGTTGTATGTGAATTCAGTGTACAGTATGGAAGATTTGAGGACTTCGATTGAGATTGGAGATATTGTTGCTGTAGATGATCCGACGACTGGAGCGAGAATTTACAGGGCGATTACTGGAGTTAATAGAGAGTTGACGACCTTGACTGTGGCGTCGGATGTTGGAGTTACGTTGCCACAGAAGACGACGTTGCTTGTCTTGAAGAAGGCTTCGACGACTTCGAATGCTTCGACGGGTGGTTCAGCTTGGTCAGACGACGGGATAACGACGATAACTGCATCGACGAGAGTGGACGCGACGACGGTACGCTTGACGTTGAGTCGGACTGATGTGGTGTCGGTGGATACGATGGTTGAGTCGACTGGTCAGCGCGGATTGTTTTGTCGTGTGTCTAAGATAGAGCCAGCCGGAACAGTGTTGATAGAACATACGACGTCGACTTTGCCGTCGGGTGATTTGTTGGCGTACTTTTGCCCGAGATATTTTGATGTGTCGTACCAGATAGGAACGTCGAACGTGTTCTGTATGTTTACGACTCCGTCGGGTGAAGCCGGTGTGGATTACACGAACAAGTTTAGGATAGGCGACTGTCTGAAGATCACAAGTTTAGGGACGACAGCTGAAGAGGATTCGAGCTCGACGAAGTTTGCCGTTGACGTAACGTCGATTGGAAAGAATGGCAGACGTGAGTATGGCGAAGTCACGAATGAGTTTATGTCGGCTGGGATGGCGCGTGAGCTGTCTCGGTTGATTATCGAAGAGAATAAAGACCCGAAGTATGAGTTTGATGTTACAGTTCCGATAGCTCCGTTTCTCCGAATTTTGAATTCAGACGGTACACTATGCCGTTATGATGTGGTCTCGCAACGACTTCTGCCGATGGCGCAGAATTGCGCGGTTCGTTGCACGGCTCAAGAAATAAGCCACGATTTGAAAAATGGTACGACTCGACTGAAGCTTAGAGCTACGACGGCATATTGACAATTATATTTTGGTCATGATACGCTTTCGAATGGGAAACGCTTGGACGGATTTGAGTTGGTCTGACGAGTCTGAACGTGCGTGTGTTCAGAAGTTGATGACTGTCTCGTTTACGGCATTTGATCAGAGAACAGGATTGTTTAGAGTTAGAGAGAAACGGTTCTTAGAAATGCTAAGGAATAAGTCTGGGGGTAGAATACCGTCAGGGTTGGTGCGACGACTTTTGCAAGAGACGACGTGTACGGTGACGGGAGAGTTTGTAGGTAGCTCAGATAGACCTAAGATAAATATGACTTATATAGGACATGAACTGAGATCGCATCAGTCTGAGGCAGTAGAGCAATGTTTGAAGATGAATCGTGGAATTGTTTGGCATCCGACTGGAGCTGGGAAGACAGTCACGTTTTCGAATCTGATTGTGCGAATAGGTGAACGCGCATTGGTTCTTGTACCGAATCGACTGTTGCTTAAGCAGACGTATGAGGTTTTATGTAAGAGTGTGTTTGGAGCAACGATAGGGAGATGCGGTGACGGAAGATTTGAGATTGACAGAGACGTGGTCGTTGCGACAGCAGCTATGCTACACGCAAGAATGGATCGGGCTCAAGACGAGTTGCAGAAGTTTGGTGTGTTGATAATAGATGAAAGCCATCATTTGAATGAGGCTGCGATGATTACGCCGTGGGTAGGCGGGAATACGTGGTATCGGATTGCGATGTCGATGGATGCAAGACGTAGGTTTGCGTTTACGGGAACGGTGCCGTCTGAAGGAACAGTTCATCGGATGGCGATAGAAGGGATTACGGATAGAGTGATTCATTCGATTTTGCCGACGGAGTTGATGGACGGAAGCGTGTTGTCTGGCTTGTCGATTGTGTGGATAAAGATTCCGAGAAGAGAGCGATTGTTCGAGTGGGATAAGATTAAGAGTCGGATGGTTAGAGATGTGGAAAGAAATGCTTTGATCGTTGAGAAGGCGTTGGAGTATCAGGAGCAGGGCAGGTCTGTTTTAGTGTTTGTCGATCGAATTGAGCATGGAGAGTTGTTGGCGTCGATGATACAGAACTCCGTTTTTGTCAGGGGAGAGACAGATACTGTTGGACGCGATGAGGCTGTTAAGGCGCTGTCGTCGAAAGATAAGGTCGTGATTGGAACGATTTTTGGAGAAGGATTCGATTTGCCGAATCTGGATGTTGCAATAAATGCCTGTGGTGGAAGATCAGCAGTTAAGGTGATACAGCAATGTGGACGCGTTGTTCGGGCTGCTGTGGACAAGGTAGAGGGCGTGCTTGTCGACTGTCTCGATTCAGATGGAGGGGGAATTTTGAGTCGACAGAGTACGGAACGTAAGAGACTGTACCGGAAGTACTTTGGGGAAGTATTCAAGGAAGCAGGAAAATGAGTAGTTTTTTGGCTCGTGGTAATTATATTGATGACGAGCTCAGTTCAGGAAGGAGAAACGAAATGAACGAGAAGTTACAAGCAGCGATTGCGAAGTCAGAAGATATCGATTCGCGATCAGAAGACAGTTTGGTGAATCCGACTACGATTAGCGTGATTCCACGTGAGTCAGGGCACAAGTTGGATATTGAGTTTGGGGGTCGTCGAGTGGCAGTTACGCATGAGAGGATGCTGCGCGCAGTGTCGGGGCATGCGGAGGTGCCGTTTGCGTACCTGGAAAAGTTGCTGAATCGTGATCCAGAACTGGCTGCGCGGAATCTGGAATCAGGATTCAGAGAGCGCGTATCGGATACGTTGGTTCGGATATATACAGATTCGTCTGGAGAAGAGACTCTTAGAGGAATTCGGACGGAGACCTATTTGCCGATTTCGAGTACGCTGGTGCTTCGTCGAGTTGATGAACTGTTCGGAAATGACGGGGGTGTCTCGATTGAGCACGTTGCGCTCGATCAGTTTGGAATGCGGGTGACTGGCCGGACGAAGCGTGATGGAACAGAAACAGTCGGATCGCTGTTTCCGGGGTTTGCCGTTGGCAATGATGAGACAGGGGGTATGGCTCTTGAAGCTTCGATTCGTTTGTTCCGGCTGGCCTGTACGAATGGACTCGTTTTGCCGGCTGGGGAAGGGTTTGGGTATAGGAAGGTGCATGCGGGAAAGTCGTCGCAGCAGGAAATCGTCGAACGTTTGTTTGGGGTTGGAACGTTCGATTTCGGAAATCAGCTTAAGAATGCGATGCCCAGAATCGATCGAGCGTTGAAATGTAAGGTCGACTTCAACAGTTTCGCACACGGCGTTCGCAGACGCGGGATGGTGACGTCAGATGAGCTTGGGCAGTGGGTCGACGCATATGATCACGAAGTGTCGGAAGGTGTTGGTCGTCCGATGGAAGCATTGCAGAATACGTTGTGGGGATCGGTGAACGGATTGACTCGGACGGCGCGAGATACGCGAGACTACGGACGCGCGGCAGTGCTGGAGAGAACGGCGGGTGCGCTGTTGAGTCTGTCTGATAGACAAGTTGAGACGATGGCTTCGCTTGGTCGTGCATACATTCACGAGGTTCAGACGGCGGGTGGAAAGCGTGCTGAGAATTTGAGACTCGCTTTGTCGACGGGATTGAATTGATATCGAGATACGCGGCTGAGCGAGCAGTGCGGCGCTCGTTCGATCAGTGGATGAACGAGATAAAAGGCGACCTTGTGAAGAACAAGGTCGTCTCGTCGGAGGCGGCTGCGATTCGATTTGTGAAGAGGGTTGTAGGGATCAAGCAACGAAAGCTGAGAGTGCCTAAAGTAGTGGAGTAAGATCGCCGTTGGACAAGACTGTGCGTACGTTGATCGTCGGGTTTATTATGGCGATGGACGGACAGAAAGTACCAGAACAGAAGATCGCTTTGCTTGTCGAGACGCTTGGGATTAGCAAGGCTCAGCTTGACAGGTTCCTTGCTAAGCTATCGAAATTGGGGGCGTGTAGAGTCAGACTGAACTCGAAGAACGCGTACGTAGTTGACAAGGTAGATGTGAAACGCGCAATGATTTCGGTTGATCAGCAGGAACGAAATTGTGATGGAACGACGAAGGCAAGTAATGAGTTATCTGAAGAAGTCCAAGAATTCAAGATATATTCTCTGAACTATGTACGTATCTACTCTTATTTTAGAAGAGATAGAATTAGCAGCTCGTTCGATACGTCGATTTCGCTGGGTGCACGGCTCGCGGCATTGGTCGTGAAATCGCCGAAGTCCGCAAGACGTACAGGTGGGATGCTGTTGACCAGTACAGAGCTAAAGATGTTAGATTGGCTCAAGACGAAGATGACTGAGGCGCAAATTATATTAGACACAGGATGGAGAGAGAAGCAGATTTCGCCGTTGTTGAAACTGGCGAAAGTAGCTACGTTGACAGAGATTCAGAATTGTTGGGATTGGGGACTGGAAGATGCTTGGTGGAAGACAAAGATGCCGAGAAGTTTTTCGACGCTGTTGAAGCTTTGGAATCAGTATCAGTTTGCGAGGAAAAGTCGTGGACGAACAGAGACGCCGGATGTTGCTCGAACGACACAGACAGCAATTGAAAAGTGGGCTAATAGCTAATGCTTGCATACCGCCAAGGTTCAGCTCGTTTGAGCTGAAAGATTTGACTGACGTTAGCGGTCGGGTGTTGAAGGCCTGCTCGCAGTTTGCATTGACATTCAGTACAGATTCGTTAGGTGGGCTGTATTTGTGGTCAGCTCCGTCGGATACGGCAACAGGGGTTGGAACAGGGAAGACTGGATTAGCAATTGGCTTGATGCGCTTGTTAATCAGCTTAGGCGCGATCGAGCGCGATTGTCTGTTTGTTAAGTACGATGAGCTTGTTGCTGCTGGGCGGAAGGCGCACAATGAAGAGTCTGATTACAGAGCGTCGAAGTTAGTGACGCGAATTCTTGAAGCTGATCTGGTGGTGATAGACGAGTTTGGAGCTATGCGAGCGACGGAGTTTTCGACCGAGTTTACTCGGTGGCTCGTCGATCAGCTGTGGCAGAACAAGCAGCATCTGATAGTGACTTCGAACTTCTCGCCAACGCTGATTAAGTCGAAGTTTGCGTACGACGAAGATAGATCAGTGGCAACGACGAACGCGATTGTGTCGAGACTGCATGGATTGTGTCACGTGATAGAAGTTGTAGGACGCGATTACAGATTACGTTAGGAGGTAGTATGCGTTTTTGTGTTGGCTTTGTGCTGGCCGTGGTGCTAATGATCTGGTTGTTGCCGAAGCTCGAGCTTCCGGAACCAGCGGCTGTCAGGGTAGCCGAGTTGCAGCGAGACAGCAGAGTGTTAGTGACGCGTGATTCTGTTGTAGTACCTGATGTTGATGTCGATTCGATTGGCGTTTGGGTTGACCGACCAGCACCCGTCGATGATTTGGCGAGACTGAGCTTGGCGGAGCTTAAAGCTCGACAAGACTCGGTGTTGGCTGAGTATGATCGAATACGACAAATGCAAGAGCGTTTGCTCGTACTACGACTTCAGACGCTGGAACTGGCGTATGCGATACGCTGGCGTGAACAGATAAAGACGGGCGCGGATACGAACAGATAGGGAGTTGAGTGGACGAATACGGTCGGACATCGCCGTGCGATATTCAAGCTGAGATTAGCTTGTTAGGGTCGCTGCTGATTGACAACAGCTACACGACGAAGATTGTGTCGCTGTTGCTCGATAGTGACTTTTATGATGTTCGCCACGTCAAGCTGTTCAGAGCAATCCGACGGTTATGGTCTCAGACGATACCGCAAGACTTGGTCACGGTTACGGACGAGCTTGTTAGAATGGGCGAGCTTGAGAATATAGGTGGCCGTGGCTATCTGATTGAGGTTACGGAAGACGTTTACTCGGCGGCGAATTGTGAGCGGTACGCAGAGATAATTCGAGAGAAAGCTGTTCTGCGTGAAGTGCTTCGGTTGACTGACGGGATGGCTTCGCAGGCTGAGCATCAGACATCGACGCTGGTTGAGCTTTCAGAAACGGCGAAAGAGCTGTATACGCAGATACTCCGCGGGATGGGAAACAGCAATGAGTTGATTATGCCGAGCTCGTTACAGGCTCGTCGAGAGTCTGACATTGCGCAGTATCTGGCAACGCCACGAGTCTTGACTGGATTCCGAATTATTGACAAGCGACTAACGTATGGATACGCGCCGAGAATGATGTCGGCAGTTACTGCGTTTCCGTCGGTGGGAAAGTCGACATGGAAGTCGAATCAGATAATGAATCTGTGCGAAGCTGGCTATGGCGTTTTGTCAGTGGCGACAGAGCAGGGCAGTCTGATTGAGCAGAATCGACTTGACAGTTCGATGCTCCAGATACCGATATTCGATTTGGCCATGATGCGGACGTGGTCGCAACAAGACGAGCGACATGAGCGGCTTCGAAAGAACGCCGAGTACATCGCTTCGAAATGGAAGTACTACTTGCTTGAGTCCTGTTCGATGACCGTCCCGAAGCTTGAGGTAGCAGTCGAGACGTTGCTTGCCAATGGCAAGAAGCTGGATTGGATTGTGCTCGATTTGTTCGATCGTTTTGTCGACGTGGACTTTAGTTCAGCCGGTGGCGTCAAGAGAAAGCTGGTCGAGATTGAGAACATAGCCAAGAATACAGGGACGCATATTACGCTACTGGTTCAACAGCATCGAGTGAACGCCCGAGACAATCCGAACAAGATTCCACGCATCGACGGGATGAAGTGGTCAGGTTCGTTTGAGGAGATGTGTCGTCTGATATTTTTGCTCTGGCGTGAAGGTCGCATGAAAGACACGCCCGACGTTTCGATGGATGTCATTATTGGTAAGCAGTCTGATGGTTACGCGCACGAGGCGTATATGCATCGGCTCGGCTTCGATCCGGAAATCCTTGCTCTGTACGACCTCGACGAAGACGCTGAGCCGCACGTGGTGGACAATTCACCCACGAAGCCTGTACGCTCTCAGCCAGCCTCGCCCCAGACGTTACCAGACGTATCCAGACAATCAACTACGCCCCCAGAAAGCGACATCGCCGACGGCTCCGTTGATTTGGAGGATCTGTTTTGAGGACGTATCAGAATAATTCTTGTAACTCGTTGTCCAGCAACGGTAAAATAGTCGATATTTCTTTGATTTTGAGCTTTACATTGGCACCTGTTTTTCCTATAATATGAATGTGAGAGACACAAATCAACCAGTAACAGAGGACAGGAGAAACACAATGAGAGAGAAGAGGTTTTATTTGGATCAGATCGTTGAGATCGTCGCCCCGTCGTCGCCCGGTCGTAAGCCTGCATACGTCGGGAAGTTGGGTCTCGTGGTTGGGATTAAAGTATCGCCGCCACCAGTGGTATACTCAGTAAAGGTCAAGAATCACAGTCGCGAAATCAAGTGCAGAGCATTTCAGCTCAGCGAGTTCAACGAAGCGTAATAAGAGAAACAGAGAAGGAGAAACACAATGCCAGTTAGTTTGAACCAAGATGGACTTAAGCCGCAAGAGGCTCGGTATCAGCCGAAGAAGGGCGACCGCGTAATAATCAGCTGGACGGGGGCTCTCAGAGAGAATCGTTGGATGCAGGGAAAGATCGGGACGGTGGTCAAGGTTACACGCAGCGTAGTGGATTTCGTAGATGTTAAGCTGGACAACGGCGAGATCCTTGAAGTCGTGGACTCGTGGGTATCAAAGGTTAAGTAAGAGAAACAGGAGAAGGAGAAACACAATGAGCTACAAAGAAAACGATCTGGTTCGGACGAACGAAGGCCAGTTGGCCATTGTTTACAAGAGACACAAAGCTGAGTCGAAAGTGCTCGACCAGTGGTTCGAGATTCTCGATAAAGAGCGGAAGGGCTGGTTCTATATAGTCTGGCATCTAACGCAGACGGCGGGTATCGTACCAGCAGTGTTCGCTGAGTCAGAGCTGAGTCTGGTAGCAAAGCTGAACGTACCGCAGTTCAAGGTCGGCCAGACGGTACGCGTCAACGATCTCGGCGTGGATTTGAGTGAGCGTTACAAGGCTTTGGCTGGCAGCGTAGGGACAGTGGTCAAGGTTTGGACGATGCAGATATTCGTGGTCATCGACGGTCGGGAAGAAATTATTCCGATCTGGTTCGCGGATTTGGTATAAGAGAAACATAGAAGGAGAAACACAATGAGAAGAAGAAGTTATCAGTACGGCAGGCCGGTGCACAGCCAGCAGGAGATCAGAGATTTTCGCATCAAGTTAAACAACGTGTTTAAAGCAGTCCGGAAGCAAGGATTCGTAGCGAGACAGAACTTCTCTTGCTGCGGTGGCTGCGCTTCGTATGAGCTTGGTCAGTACCTGAAAGAGCATCCAGATAATCGGGGTGCGATATACTACCATAGACAGGACGCCGAGCGTATCAACGATACGCTTCAAGTTTATATTGGCTTCGTCGTTGCTCAGCCAGACGGAGTTTCAGACGAGCAGCAGGATGCTGAGGCAGTCGCTCTTGGACAGTTGATCGTAGACTCTGCACGCGCTGCCGGTCTCTTTGTTGAGTGGGACGGTACGTCGGGACATCGGCCTTGTCTCTCGTACGAAGGGAAGAAGCAGGAAATCAGAATCACGATCGAGCTTGAGTCTGGCATGGTAGTCCACGTGGAAGAGCGGACGCTGGATGAGCAGGAGCTTGCGACACGCCTCGCTGAGCTTCGTGCTCAGCACCCAGAATCAACCTATACGATCACGGTTGAGACGATCCTAACGTTTGAGGCGTAGCATGGCAATGATAACAGTTCAGATAACAGACGAGCGTAGTGCGGTGGTAATTCACCCACGTGGCCGGAAATCGTTCAATGCTATCAGCCTGAGACGGCTGAATCCGTCGATTAGCCGGTGGCTCTGGAGGGAATATGCGATTACAGAGCCGACGTATCTTGATGCGCTCAAGCCGGTGGATGAGCGTAGACTGCGTGCTCAGCTGGAGGTGCCAGATGGCGAAGCGTGAGGAAGCAGGAGTTCCGATATACATGACATCGGCGAAGGAGTCGTGTAAGTTTTTCTGTGGGAGCAAGCGTAGTGAGACATACCGTTGCGAACATGCAGTTGTCGTGATGGAGTACAAGTTCGGTAAGTTGGTTCCGATGAAGGATGGGACGCGATCAGTTCGCGTCCCTCGCTATATGAGAGCCTGTGGTAATTGTCAGCTATTTGCAAGGAGAGAAGCATGAGAGAACAAGCGCAAGAGACGGTATTGCTCGAAGGGCTTTGGAAAAAGCTCGGTGGCGCGAGTGGGGCATTTACATGCCACACGTCGGCGCTGTATACGCGTGAGGATATTGTTCAGCAGGCGCGGATCGGCCTGCTACGAGCGATACGTGAGTTCGATTCGTCGAAGAAGACGAAGACAGGACGTGATGTGAACTTGGAGTCGTGGTGTATGTTGGTTATGCGATCACACGTTAACGCGTGCCGACATGGAGGAGTTTGGAAGCGCGAGAATACGGTTGCCAACGCTGACTTGAGTCAGTTCGCAAGAGTCGTCGGTCGGGAGTCGTCGTCGTTTGAGACGCTGCTTACGATGGTCGAACGTTCGTTGGCGAAGAGATCGAAGCGGGCACGAGTGGTTTTTGGGATGCGCTACTATTTGCAGCTGACGGATAAACAGATACGAACGCAGCTGAACATCACGCAGGACACGTTGGCGACGCTGCTGGATATAGTTAGGGACGAGATTCGTATTTGTGGGGGTTGGCTTGAGTCAACGACTTGCGCTTAAGTACCGGCCGAGAAGGTTCGCAGAGGTACTGGGTCAAGATCCGACAGTTCGCGTATTGACGGCAGCGTTGCAGACAAGCAGGCTGCCGTCTGCTGTATTGTTGACGGGGATTCGTGGGTGTGGGAAGACGACATTGGCACGGATCGTTGCCAAGTCGTTGAACTGTGAGCATTTGCAAGGAGTTGAACCTTGCTTAGAGTGTCCGTCGTGTAAGTCGATTGACGCAGGAACGTTCTCGTGGGTTAGAGAGATTGACGCTGCGTCGTATCGTGGGATCGATGACGTACGGAAATTGATGGACGTACTGCAGTATGCACCGCCGCCGGGCAGTCGGTTCGTACTGATTATGGACGAGTGTCATCAGCTAACAGATGCCGCGTCGCAGGCGCTACTCAAGTCGTTGGAAGAGCCCCAGCCATGGGCGTACTTTGTCCTTTGTACGACCGAGCCGGAGTCGTTGTTGGATACGATACGAAGTAGGTGTATGAAGTTTTACTTGCGAACGATCGGGACGAAAGAGTTGGGTCAGATTGTGACGTCGATCGTTGGACGTGAAGGGGTAGAGATTGAAGCGTCCGCCTTGTATGCGATTTGTTCGAATGCCGGAGGATCGATACGCGATGCGTTGACGCTGGTTGAGCCTGCGTTGTTGACAGGGACTAAGGTTGTGACTGAGCAGGATGTTCAGTCTGTCTGCAGCTTGGTGAATATCGATTCAGTCGCTGATTTGATGGACTGCGTTGCAGTGCAAGACGTCGCCGGAGTGATTCGACAGGTCGGGCAGTTGCTTCGTTCGGGGTCAGACCCGCAGGAGATTTTTTCAGCCATCGGTCGTTACTGGCATGATCTGGCTTTGATCGTCAATGACTGCTTGTCGTTAGTTGAGTATTCGGACAGGATCAAAGTCCGGATGTTGGATCAGACGCAGCAGCTCGGACGGACGCATACGATGTTCTTGTTGCAGTTTTGGTCAGAGCGATCACGGTCGAAGGTCAGTGATTGGACGTTGACCGCGTATTTGTTGACGTTGTGTGAGATACTAAAGTCGGGTCGTCGTGTGTTAGAAGAGCATGCTGAAGTTGAGTCAATGTTACGTCGGTTTGTTGCAGGTCACGAGGATAGAGTGCAGCTGGAGTGGGATGAGAAGTCAGGGTTGTGGTCGTTGAAGGGAAAAGAAAAGCTGATTAACGTCGTTGTGACTCGCCTCGAAGCGGTCTCTGATTATTATATTACTGTATCAGATGTGAGGAGACTTGGATCGTTTTCGAAACTGACGAGTGAGATAAAGAAGAAGACAGACAAGTGAGCAAGGTAGTCGGATGCGAAAGCCTAAGATAAACTCAGCCGGTAAGGAGTTCCGGACGTACGTCGAACCGGTCGGCAGCCTTGCTGTACTTGTTAATAAGGAGGTAGAGTGAAGATTAGTACTGAGAAGTTTATGGACGCATTTGCAACGTTGAAGTCGTATGCCGAGATGTCCAGTGACTCGTCGACGGGATTTATTCAGTTTAAGCTGGATGGATCGTCGTTGCGGTTGTTGACGATGAACGCGGCGTCGTGTTGTCAGATATCTGGCATCGAGGTCGAAGAAGCTTCGACTGTCCCGTCGTTGTTCAGCATGCGGGTTGAGATGATCGATTCCGTCGTTAAGACGGTTTCGACAGCGAAGCTTGAGTTCGTTCAAGACGTAGAGACGAACAGAATGATCGTCAAGAATGGAGCGACGTACGTATTGAATTACGTGTCATATCCAGAAGAGTCGATCTCGATGGAGTCGTTGGTTTGGACGCCGTTGGCGATTGCCGACGCGTCGCAGTACATTGACAAGATGACGCTGTTTACGGCAGCCGATTCAGGTTCGCCCGCGCTTTGTGGCATCTGTATTGCAAACGGAAATGGATACGCGTTCAATCTGTACGAAGGAATTCGTGTCGAGGGATTCCCGAAGATAGAGGCGGCTCCGTTTGATGCTGATGCTGCGTCAGTGTTTGGATCGTTTAAGAAGGATCAGCTTGTCGAGATTGCGCGCGACGCGGGTAAGATCTATTTTAGACAAGGGTCGATCGTTGTTGCGTCGCGATTGTACGGGGATGAGTATCCGTGGTCGGATGTCGATAGATTGATGGGACAGAGTCCGACGATCGTTTTTGGCGTTCGGATGCTGCAGCTGAAGGCGGCCGTGAACAGATCGGCGATCTTTTTCAAGGATGCGAAGCTTGGCAACGGCCGTGTCCAGATGATGGTCAGCGATGGGGAGGTTCTGTGGTCGGTTCAAAGTCTTGAGCAGAATCAGCGTCTGGAACAGAGGCTCGATTTGCAAGTGGAAGAGGTTCTGGAGCAGCTTCGTCCGCCCGATGGATTGACGTTGCAAGTCAGTCATGGATTCTTGAAGAATCTCGTCAGAGTGTTTTCGGATGAGATTGCGATCGAGTTCAGGATTTCGAAAGGGACAGCGCAGGTGTCGAAGGGATCGACAGTTTGCTTTACGTCAGTTCGTCAGTCGAGTGCGAAGGTGGAAGCATGAGAATGTCTGTGAGGCCGCTTCGAGTGCTCGAAGTCTTTGATTCGATTCAGGGTGAAGGGCTTCATGCAGGACGTCCGACGAAGTTTATACGACTCGCCGGATGCAATTTGAGGTGTTCGTGGTGCGATACAGATTTTGGCCTGTCGTCAGAGGAGAGACCGATACGGCTTGTCGATACGTATGCAGATCTTGATCTGAAGTCGAATCGGGAGAACGGACATTTGTGTATTACAGGTGGAGAGCCGTTGCTGCAGATGGGTGAGATTGCGGAGCTACTTTTAAGTATGATGGTTGACGACGTTCGATACAGCTCGATTACGATTGAGACGAACGGAACACGAAATCCAGTTGGCCTGTTGAATCTTGTGGATCAGCTCAGTGAGAAAGAATTTGGCTGTACGATTTCGGCAGGGATCAGAAGTAAGCTATCGTTTTGTGTCGATTACAAGCTGCCGTCGTCGGGTCAGTGTTCGTCGATGGCTGACTTTGGATTGATTCGTAAGGAGCTTGGATTGAGCGATTGTGTCAAGTTTGTGATCGCAGACGAGCGAGATTTGTCGACCGCGGTTCAGGTTTGTACGGAGCAGAACTGGTTTGTTTGGCCGCGCAGCCAGACGAATGTGTTTTTCAGTCCGGTATTTGGGACGGAAGCAGACGTGAAAGAGTTGTCGTGTAGAATCGTGCGGACGTTGAGAATGGCTCCGACTTGGTCAAACGTTCGACTTGGTCTACAGCTGCACAAGATAATTGGTGTGAAATAGTTGGTACGTAGCAGTCGGTTTGAATTATATTATAGCCTGAGGAGATGAAATGGAACTGACAGTAGAGTTCGGATTCGATGCAGCCCACAGACTGACGCAGGGCAAGAGAGGTAAGTGCCATAGTCTGCACGGGCATCGCTATACGTGTGAGCTGACGATTAAGCAGCGTACGACTGTTCTGTCGAATTCTATGATGGTCGACTTCGGGGCAGTCAAGTCGAAGATTGTCGCCGAGATCGATGAGCGTTTTGACCATGCTACAGTGGTTGGTGAGAACGACTCGAAGTTACTTGAGTTTCTGTCGACGGAGGGATCGAAGTGGACGAAGGTGCCAGGTGACCCGACAGCTGAAGTGATGGCGACAGAGATTCGCTTGATGGTGAAAGAACTTTTGAAGACAGCGATACCAGCTATGATGAATGCGGGTATCAGGATAACGTTATATGAGACGCCGACGTGTAAGGTTACTGTCGGCGAGGAGGAATGATGAGTTCAGCGTTGAACATGACCAGAGAGCAGCTGGAGCAGTATGCTAAGCAAGATCCTGATGGACTGCTTTGGCTTGCTGAGGCTGAGTTTGGATTGAAGGCCGATCCGGAAGTTCTTGCTGCTGATCCAGAAGGCGGTAAGCAGTCCGAGCTGAAGAAGATTATTGACGCTATAGTCGAGAAAGCGGAGGCCGACGGACAGACGGCAGAGCCGGCTGGGGACTCGTCTTCGGATGAGCCGAAGGAAAAGAAGCCGAAGCCGGTGAAAGTCCCGAAGGAAAAGAAGCCGAAGCTATCGAAGGAGCCGCGTGAGTTGAAGCGCGCGCCGTTGGACTCGGTTGTTCCACGCGAGAAAGACGTCGCCAGATGGTCGAAGCATGAGAAGCCGTTTGGCAAGGGAGACAAGCCGAATTTGTACTTGGCTATCTTTGATTTGCTTTCGACAGGAACAGTGCCGTCGGATCCGGCCGGCTTGAAGGCTGCTGTCGTCGAGATGGTGGCCGTGAAGTTTCCTGATCGTAAGTCGGGCGTGGACTACGCGATTTACGATACGTTCAAGTGTATGCGTGAACGTGGTTGGACATGGACGACGGAGGACGGTTGCTACAAGATCAGCAGACTGCCGAATTAGAATCGAACGTCCGGAGTTTGTTGGAGAGTATTGGGGAAGACCCTGATCGTCAGGGTCTTCTTGAAACTCCGGCTCGCGTTGTCCGTGCGTATCGAGAGCTGTATGCAGGATACGGAAATGATTCCGTTCCGGAGCAGCTATGCTCGAGACGTTTTAAGTCGACGGCAGATCAGATGGTCGTGCTGAAAGACATCGAAGTGTTTAGTATGTGCGAGCATCATATGTTGCCGTTTTTTGGCAAGTGTCATGTCGGCTATTTGCCGAATGACTGGGTGATTGGGGTCTCGAAGATTGCTCGACTCGTCAGACATTTTTGTAGTCGGTTACAGATTCAAGAGAGTTTGACTGATCAGATCGCCGAGTCGTTGTATAAGGGGCTTGACTGTTTGGGAGTTGTTGTGATGATTGAGGCGACGCATACGTGTATGATCGGACGCGGCGTTCGAGAGCACGAAGCTACGTTGATCACGTCTTCGTTGAAAGGACGGTTTTTGGATAAGGACTCGACGTTGAAGCAAGAGTTTTTTAGTCTGGTTGGTCGTTGAGATGCAGAAGTTTGATCCGACGTTGCCTGTGGTTGGCCAGACGAAGTACTACTTTGGGAGTCTGTACAGAAAATGGATTCGGATGTCGCCGGAAGTCGACAGACGGTTGCGAACAGAACGAGAAAAGTGGGGTGTGTGCTGGTCGTTTGCGTTTTTTGCGAAGACATTTATGCGGGGAAAGAAGCAGCCGATCATAGACGAGCTGGACGGGGCTTCGATTTTGATGGACTCCGGTGCGTTTTCGGCGAGGACGATAGGATTGACGATTGACATAGGATTGTATACAGAGTTTGTACAAGAGTTCCAGCCGTATGTAGAGAGATTCATTTCGCTCGATGTTGGAGGTGAGCAGTCGTCGGTTAAGAATTACTTGCAGCTTAAGAAGATTGACGAGAGGATTATGCCTGTATGGCATCTTGGTGAAAGCTACAAGACTCTTGAGCTGTATTTGGATAATTGTGATATGGTCGGAATTGGTGGTGCAGCTTGGTTGAAGATCAAGAAGTCTGGAACACGACGAGCTTTGTATCGGTTGTTTAGCGATGACATGAAGTGGAGATATCCGCCGTGGTCGTTTCATGCACTTGGACTTTGTATGTACGACGTCCTGTTTGAAAATCCGTGGTATTCAGTGGATTCGACGCAGCAGTTGTTGGTGGGTCAGACAGGTGGAGTTATGTTGCCGTCGCTCGAAGAGAGTGTCGCGATACGAGATGTGGATACGATTGACGAGAGGGACGGTATTACGTTGGCTGATCTGAAAGCGACGACAGGAAAGAGAATAATGTATAACGTGTTGAGGACGATGGACTTGTTTGACAAGAAAAGAGAGTATGTGCCGACGGATCATGGTATGGCGTTTGCGGGGGATTTTTGAAGATACCTATTTTTCTTGTCCCGACGCATAGGTGCGTTCTGGAGTGTGAGTATTGTGGCATCGTTCGGACGAAGATTGACGAAAGTTGTACGCGCCGTTGGTTGGATGATATAGACAAGCTGGCTTCAGTGGCGTCGTCGTTTAGTATATACGGCGGAGAGCCGTTGTTGTATGCGGGGCTGGATAAGATGCTGGATAAGATAAAGTCGATTGGATTCAGAACGCACGTGTCGACGACGGCTCCGCCGATGCTGATACGTAGGTTGGACACAGGAGTGTTGGATGGTATAAGTGTGTCGATAGATACGATGCGTTTTGATTCGTTGACACGGTGTTCGATAGATTCGGCACAGAAGTCTCGTTGGGGAGTGAGTGCCGTTAAGCGTTTTGGCGATCGGCCGTTGATGCAGAATTTTGTGGGCATTACTGTTACAGACAAGAATGTCGCTGAAGTTAGAGGGATTTTGGATTGGCTGCAAGGGACGAACTTTAGGGTATGTCTGAACTTAGTGCAGGTTGACGACACTAAGACGAAGTCGTTAGCTACGTCAGTCGAGGGAGTTATCGAAGCTGAGAACGACGAGATTGACGCTTTGCTTGAGTATGTAGTTGAGAATATAGATAGGCTGCCGATGGCAGATGACGTCGAATTCTACAAGATGCTAAGAGCGACGGGATCGTTTCGATGCGCCGGACTTGGGGTTAAGTCGCTGTTTGTTGATTCTGATGGACAAGTAGCCGTGTGTATGGACACGTTGGGACGAAAGATTGGAGACGTTGATTCGTTCTTGAGTCAAGATTACAGACGTTATTTTGAAGTTCAGGATGCATGCAGCGGGTGTTCGTGGGGGTGTATGTATACGACGTATAAAGGGCTGACATGGCGATGAGACGGTTGATGAAGGCCGAGATTCTATTTACACGCAGATGTAATCTGCGTTGCGCATATTGTAGCATGGTTAGAGAGAGCTCAGTCGAGATGTCGATTGAGGAGTGGGCGACAGGACTTGACAATTTGAGATCGCTTGGATGCGATTGGATAGCAGTATACGGAGCTGAGCCGATGATCGACGTATCACGGTTGACGTCGTTTGTTAGACTTGTGTCAGCTCGTGGTATTGGCATGACGGTAATTACGAACGGCGTTCTTGCAAAGGATTCAGATTGGGTGAAGCTGGCAGAAGCCGGACTCGATTCAGTGACGATGTCGTATGATGGAGATGACGAACAGTCCGTCGGAGATGGATACGCCAGATCGAAAGGGATCGTGGCGAAAAGAAAGATGTTGCATCTGAAAGAGCTTGGGCTGTTTCGAGATTTGCAGCTGACCATGACGTTGACGAAACAGAATCTGCAGAATCTGGTTCCGTTGATAGAGTGGGCGACGCCGAAGGGTATTTGGGTATCGTTCGACTTTTTGCATTGGAAGCGTGACGATGTTTCAGATTCGAAATGCCCCGATAAGTCAGTGCTTGTAGGACAGACGTTGGACGCTACGGATTATGATAGAGTGGTCGAGCTTGTTAAGCGGTTGAGGGTGTTGAAGGCTGATGGTGCTTTGCTGTTCCAGAACGATGCCGTGTTCGATCGCATTGAGTATAGGTATGACGATTTGGTCGGACTGTCGTGGAAATGTGGGATTCCGGCTTTGGTTTCGGTTGATTGTGACGGGACGATGCGTTGTTGTGATGATATGAAGATGCATGAGACGTGGAACGTCAAGGATCTGACAGTCGAGAGATGGAACAGTTTCGTTGACGCGTGGAAGAGATCGGAGAGGCAATGTAAAGGCTGTTTTTGGACGACGCATATGATGTCAGTTGACATGCTGCAGTCTGATACAGCGCTGGACTATTTTGCGCATAGGGAAACGACGTGAGACGAAAAGTGTTGGTTGTTGATATCGATGGTGTGATTACGATCGATACGTCGGGTTCGTATGCAGCCAGACGGGAAGATGTTCAAGTGATACGGGACTTGACTATGATGAGGAAGAAAGGGTGGCGAGTTGTGTTGTGGACGGCTCGACCAGAATCGGCAAGACGCGTGACAGTGAACTGGCTTAAGGCTAAGTCAGTTCGGTATGAGAAGTTGTTGATGGGGAAGCCGAGAGCTGACGCTTACGTAGATGATAAAGCAATGACGCAACAAGAATTGAGGAGATTAGCAAGATGAAGAAAGTGTTGCTGTATTCAGGCGGGATGGACTCGTTGATTGCATGGCATTATTTGGGCGAGCCACAGTGTATGCATGCCGAGATTGGGAATAGGGGCGGAGAAGTAGAGCGGGCTTTAGCTCGGGTGGCGATGTCTGAGCTTGAGATGAGCATGCTGTTTAGTAGGGTGCTCAAGATGGACAAGTTCGAGGAGTCGGACGCGAATATTCCGATGCGGAATTTGTACTTGTCGATGCTGGCAGTGTCGGAGTTAGTTAGCAAGAGCAAGATTCGAGACGACGAATCAGAGGGCATCGAAGTGTACATGATTTCGCAGTTGGGCGAGACGTCGACGCCAGACAGATCGCAAGAGTTTATGTCGTTGGCGTCGAGTTTGTTGACGATGTTGAATGGTGGATTGCCGATTAAGATTTCGTCGCCGTTTATGAAGATGACGAAAGTCGATATGGTGGAATGGTATGTCAAGAACGTTCAGGACGAGCAAGCGAAGCGCCTTCGTCGTTTGACCGTTGGTTGCTTTAGTCCGATTTGGACGGGCATGAAGGGTGATGTTATTTTGCATTGTGGAGAATGCCCGGCATGCTTCCGTCGGCGGATTGCGTTTGCTGCAAACGACGTTGATAATTCCGGCGAGTACGCTCGGAATGTGCTCGAGTGGAGAGGCGTGCAGAATTATATTGACGTGATGTTGGCGGACAAGGCAGCTGGATATCCGAAGTATGGAGAACGGCGTGTCCGACAGACGCTCGATACGTTGATTAAGCTCGGGATTTCGATCGAGGAAAAGTCTTGATGGTGGTCTGTGGTAAGTGCCCGAATTTGTCGCAGCGACCTGTGCCAGGTCGTGGTAATGTTCGTGCGAAGATAATGCTGGTCGGAGAAGCACCTGGTCGGGAAGAGGATGAGCAGCAGCGACCGTTTATTGGGCAGGCGGGGAAGATTCTTGATGAAGCGTTAGAATCTGCAGGATTGAGTCGATCAGAAGTCTATGTTACGAACGTGGTGAAATGCCGACCGCCGGATAATAGACAGCCAGAAGAAGATGAGGTAGCACAGTGTATGAAGCTACTCAGAAAAGAGATAGCCGTAGTGCACCCGAAGTTGATTGTGCTATTGGGTGCGACTGCGCTGAGGGCGTTTTTTGGTGGGAAGCAGAAGATTACGCAGGTTCGTGGGGACATGATGACGTGGATGCTTGGGGATGAAGAGTTTAGAGTGATGCCGACGTTGCATCCGGCATACGTGCTTCGTAACAGAACGAAGATTGGTGATCTGGTTGTGGACTTGCAGAAAGCGAAGGCCGCTGTATCCGAAGACAGCCGGAAAGGAAAGTACGAGCTGGTTAAGTCAGTGGATCGGTTAGCCGAGCTTGTTGATCGGTTTAAGAAGGCACGCATTTTGGCAGTTGATACTGAGACGACGGGATTGACGTTTTGGAAGGATCGTGTAGTTGGGATTTCGATGACGGATACGGAATACGAGGGTTATTACGTTCCGCTTGAAGTGGCGAGCCCGTTGTTTAAGAATGATCTGGTTGATTTTTGGTCAGATGAAGATAAGCCGAAGGTGATGTCGTTGTTACGGGACGTATTGGGATCGGATGTGCCGAAGGTGGGACATAATCTCAAGTTTGATATTTTGATGCTGCGGGCTGCGTCTATGCCGCTATCAGGTACGTTTTACGACACGATGCTGGCGTTATATTTGCTTGACGAGAATCAGGACAGGTCGAAGTCGAAGTCGTTGAAGAATTACGTTGGGTTGTGGTCGGATTTGCAGGGGTACAAGGATGTCGTTGAAGGGGTGGATAGTTACGCAATGCTCTCGCTGGATGTTTTGTGGGAGTATGGAGCAAAGGATGCTGATGCAGTGATGCGTTTGTTGCGCTATTTGGAACCGAAGATAGAAGCTGAAGAATTGACTTGGATGTGGAATGAGTACGTTCCAGCAGCGCTTGGACTTGTGAGTGAGATTGAGTATCGGGGTATGTGCGTTGATGCTGCTTATGCCAGACAGCAGGCGCAGTTGTTGGAAGCTGAAGTTAGCCAGATGGTGGAAGATTTGCGTCGTTCAGTTGGTGATCCGAAGTTCAATCCGAATTCAGCCGTGCAGGTCAAGCGGATGTTTATGTCGCGGTACGGAATAGAGGTTTCGGATACGACGAAAGAGACGATGGCTTCGTTAGAGTATCCTGAAGCGCAGAAGATTTCGGAGATACGTAAGACGGAGAAGATAATCAGTACGTATTTGACTGGAGTGTTGGAGTTATTGGACGGAAACAGTCGGGTTCATTCAGAATACAATTTGAGTGGCGCTGATACGGGCAGGATTTCGTCGAGCAGTCCGAATCTGCAGAATATTCCGGCGCGTAATCCGAGGTTTTCGAAGCTTGTGAAGAAGATGTTCGTTGCGACGCCGGGATACAGATTGATTGGATATGATTATAGTCAAGCTGAGTTTCGTTTGGCCGCATGGATTTCGCAAGACGCTGAGTTGATTGCAGCGGTTGAGCGGGGAGTGGACTTTCATAAGTATACGGCGTCGATAATATATCAGATACCGGAACAAGAAGTAACGAAAGAGCAGCGGTCGATTGCGAAGAACATGAACTTTGCCATGCTGTATGGAGCCGGAGCGTCGAAGGTAGCTGAGTCAACAGGTTTGTCGGTGGACGAAGCGAAGAAGGTGATGGACACGTTTTTTAGAAGGGCTCCGAAGTTCAAAGAAATGATTGAGGGATTTCATTCGTTTGCGCAGGAGAACGGATACGTTGTTTCGTTGTTAGGCCGTCGTCGTAGATTGCCGATGATCAACGACCGAGAGGATCATGGGAAGAGCTTGCGTCTCGCGGTTAATGCTCCGATTCAGGGAGACGCGTCGGCGTACGCTATTTGTAACGGATGGAAAACGTTTTTGGCCATGAAGAAAGAAGGGATTGAGAGCTATCCGATTAACATAGTTCATGATGCAGTGTATTGGGAGTGTCAGGATTCGGACGAAGTTGCGGAGAGTGCGTCGGTGGTAATGAAAACTGAGGCTGTTGTGCCAGTTGGAAAGATTCGGATCAAGATGGATATTGACCTTTCGCAAGGAAAGGATTTGTCAGAACTATGATACGAAGACCGTTTGTCTATGACCCTGCTCAGTTGGTATGTGACATGGCTCGGTGGTATAACAGAACATTGACGACGAAGCCGGTGATCGTGGTTGGTTTGTTGACAGCTGCATTTCGCATGATGTCCGACTTCGTAGAGACAGCTGGCACGATCGAGCTTGAAGTGGAGTCAGTAGGATTTGTTAAGTCGTCGTCGTATGACGGTGTGAAGCAGATGCCGACGACAGATAGACGATTTGACTTGATGCTGGATACAGATGTTCGTGGCAAGAATGTGGTCGTGCTCGATGTCGTAGCGGATTCAGGTGAGTCGATTGCTCGGACAGTGTCGTCGTTGTTGACGTATCAGCCGAGATCGGTTACGACGATGGTGTTGATTGCAACGCCGAGAGCGAGGAAGAAAGTTTGGCTTGATTATGTCGCTGTCGAGACTACGAACGAGCATCCGTGGTATGTTGGATATGGTCTGGATTTGGATCAGAGACATAGGGAAGAGAATGTTATTTGGGCGTGCCCGGAGGGACAGTGGAAGTAGGCGTGACGATTCCAGACGAACCACGTATGGTGGTTACGTACAGATTGAAGGGACACGAGTTTACTGAAGTACTTGACAAGTTGCTTGGCATTCGTGGGGAACTTGCGGCACAGATGACGATTCAGCAGCTTGAGAAGTTGTATTTGGATTTGGGGTACTACAGATCGACGTTGATGTTTGCCGCGGAAGAAATGACTGAGTACATGCTGGACGAACGGGATGACTGGATTGAGTGGATGGCCGAGAAACGACAAGAGGCTCGTCGGGAATGTCGTCTTGATCGAGTGGCTGCGAAGGGTAAGAAGGTCACGCTTGAAGGCCTGACGATGCAAGAGTTGGAAGACTGGATCGTTGTTAAGTATAAGGTGGAGTATCGAGATAGAGTACGTCGGATGGAGAAGGCAAAATCTGACGTGACGTTTTTGCGTTCGCTGTTGGAAGAGATTGACCAGAAGCGTACGCAGTACAAAGCCGTGATTTCGAATCGTTCAGAGCGAGTGCTTAAATAACCAAGAAATCAGCACGTTTTTCCTCGTAACTCGTTGTCCTGCAACAGTAAAATACTTGAAAAAAGAGCTTGGTCTACAGATCTGTTCAATTATATTATGCACATGAGAAACACAAATCAACCAAGTCAACCAAATCAGAGGAGAACAGAGATGGTCATGAAGAGCTTCGAGATTACAGAGAAGAGAGACAACGTTTCGTGGGGGATGTGGGCAGCATCGTCTGCAAAGGAAGCGGTTCAGTTGTTGGTAGCGGACATCGTTGCCAGACCGACGGCGTACGCAGGGTTCCCAAGTGAGATCACGATAGTGGAGGTTAAGTAAGGTGCTGAGTAAAGAACAGTGGGCAGATACTCTGGCGCGAGTGATTTTTCCAGAGCGCTTTGAGATGGGATGGCTGGAGATTGGGACAACAGAAACGAACATTGAGATAGGAGACTGAGATGGCTAACATGTCGTACTGCAGGTTTGAGAATACGCATCTGGCGCTTCAAGATTGCTTTGGTGCGATGGAGTATGCGACGCAGCAAAGCGAGCTTGAGCTTTCGGACACAGAGAGAGCAGCTCGCAAAGATCTGGTCGACCTTTGCAGGATGATCGTCGAGAGAGCAGACTCGAAGGTGCCGGGATTCGTTGACGGTGTTGAGTTTCCGGATGACAAGGAAGAGCCAGAAGAGACGTACGAGCCCGAGTGGGCAGCGGATTTGGAAAGACGCTGGAACGAAAGACAGGCAGGAAGAGACTGAGATGGAGTACATGGTGGTTGGCAAGCTTCGCCAGCAGTTGAAGAAGTTGGCGAAGGAGATGGGCGCAACGATTGAGTATACGCCGGTTGATTCGTATGGCTGTGCTACGATGAATATTGACGCCCCAGACAACATGATTTGGGTGGAGGGTGATTGTCAAGCATTGGTCTGCCATACGTATCCGAACTGTCCGTATGAGACGTTGTTGTCGTTAGAAGATGTGATCCGCAGAATGAGTTTCGGATTACGCCCGATGACTCAAGATGAGATTGAGAATTATTAAGTACTGAGAAATAGGAGAAACGCAATGACAGTTTTAACAGAACAAGAAGTGGAACAGCGCGACGCCAATAAGGCGTTGGATGCACAGTCAGTTGTGCAGTTGCTCAGACAAAGGCTTCCGGAATTGCTCCCGTACGCGACGATCGTCGGACGCTGGGTCTGGCTTGAGACGCCGGAGAAGCCGTCAGACGAAGTGATCGTGAAGATCAAAGTCATCGGATTTAATTGGAACGCGAAACGCCGCGTTTGGCAGCACGCATGCGGCGTCAGCGTAGGCGCTTCGGCATACGATCCTCGTGGTAAGTACCAAGTCCGGCGGGTGGACGATGGTGAGACAGAGACCCCGCAGGCAGCGTTTTCGAGCATTTCAGCAGCCGACTACGCAGCCGGATTCAGGAAGGTGAGTCGATGACAGACGAACAGAAGAGCATACGCAGGGCTGCGATGATCGAGAAGGTTCGCAAGATCATGGCAATCGCACGCGATGGTCGGGGCAACGTAAATGAAGAGCAGGCCGCGCTTGAGAGAGCGAACGCACTGATGGCTGAGTATGGCATTGCCGAAGCTGAGTGTGATATGGGCATGCTCGATCGTAATGAGATGGAGTACGGAGAAGTGGAGGTTGGCCTCGACGGCCAGCCTCTGAAGCCGGGCAAGGTGTACAGAAAGCTTCCGACATGGACGAGCATGCTATCGCTCGGCGTCGCACGGTTTACGGATACGATAGTGGGTACGAAGACGACAGCGTCTGGACTCGTCTTTGTATACAGAGGCGAGAAGAACGATGTGTTGTTCGCTCGCTGGCTGCTTGGAGTGCTCGTGGAAGCGGTGCA